ATAGCATTATCTTGTTTAGCAACAACTTCTGGATTACGAATTACTTCATTAACGTCCTTAGCTGCTTCAGCCAGATGGCTCCAGTTGTAAGCACTTTCAGCATAACGAATTTGATTCTCAAAGAAACCACGAGCATTCTCTTCTGTAGATTCCCAGAACTTACGACCTTCCATACCAAAGACACCCTTCTTTTGCATGGTGTGCTTTTGCATACCAAGGTAGTTAGATGGGTCATCCTTAGCCACTTCTTTGAGAGTGTTTACAAACTCAGCAATGTGGGGATTGTCTTCACCAAGAGTAGCTAGTACATCTTGAAAAGCTTCATGTGGAGTTCCTTTAGCAGAACGAGTTGTCTTAGTCATGTCCTGCAAAGGACCAAAAGACAAACTTGGGTCTTTCTCCAACACCTTCTTTTCAAGAGCAGACAAACTGTTCTTACCCAAAGATTTAGAGTTAGCACCGATAACACCCACAACTTCCTGTTTACCGTCAACCATCTTGTAAACAACCTTACGGAAGTCACCAGTCATTGACATAGCAGAATAGGCTTCACGACCTGTAATTGGTTTTTTACCTGTAGCTTCACGAGCAGCGTTGATTTTACTCAACACATCATCCATCATTGTTTGATGTTCTGTGATGAAGTTTTTCAGGTTGTCAGACAAACCATACTTAGCCATCATTTCAGGAGTAATTGTTTTCTGGTTCAAGTCAGCAAGGTTTAAAAGCTCAAAAGCTTCTGTACGTTCTGCTTTGGACAATTCACGCAAAGAACCCAAATAACGTGTATGTAATTTCTCAAACACCTCAGCTTTAGCCAAGCCGTCAGCTTTAAGGAAACGGTCCACAGTGAAATGAACCACAGGATTGTTAACCTTAGCCTTAAGAAATGCACCACCCTTTGTAAGAGCGTTCATAGCCTTTTGTAAACCATTTTGTGCTACGTCAGGAGCTTTTAAAGCCAAGTCAACAGCAGCTTGTGGTGTTTCAATCATGGCATTGCCAATAGATTTCAGTCTGTCACCTACACCCGGAATGTTAAGCATAGGAGAGTTGGTAAACTTAGCAACGGTAGCAATACCCTTGAGGTCTTCAGAGGACATGTTGCCACGCATTTGCGTAATACCAGATTCTTTGTCCTCAGCCAGAAGCTTCATACGGGCTTCCATCTCAGGAGTAATACCAAGCTTCTTACCTGATTTGGTAAACTTGGCTTTCTCTTGTGGAGTCATCTCAGCAAGAGTTTTATGTGTTGGTTCCACAGGCACTTCGTGAGCACCAAAGAAATCCATTTGTCCATGAGCAGGATGCTCAAGGTATTGTTTATAAGCTTCGCCAATGTTCTCAGGCATCTGGAATGCAGTGCCGGGTTCCTTAGCCAAGTTGTCAAGAGTTTCTACAAACTCAGCCTTAGATAAAGGACGAACTTTACCTTCTTCTTGTGCAAACACTTCCTCGTAAGGACGGTGCATATTAGCATGAGGTTCAAACACGTTGGCTTGTTCACCTTGACCAGCACGTTGTGCAAGTTCAGTATCACGCTTAACACGTGCTTCTGTATCAGCTACATCGTTCTTAGCTTTCCACTCGTCGTAACCAGTAGGAGCATTCTCACGATTGCGATAGCGTTCGGCATTAATATCCAAAGCAGCCTTTTGACGGGCTTCTTGTTCAAAGGCAGCATTACGAGCTTCCACTATGTCTTGTGCTTTCCAAGCACGTGAGCTAGCTTCAAACTCAGGCAACTGTTCAGCCATCTGAGTCATTGGGGTAAACTCTTCTGCCGCAGCAAAAGGTTCTGCACCCAAGTCACGAGCCATGCTCTCCATAGGAGACAACACAGGAGCTTTTTCCACAGGTTCAGGGGTTGGGGCCTTAAGGTCTTCTTTCATAGCTTCAATACCCGTTTTAGGGGTTTCTACAGCCTTTGGAATCTCAGGACCAAACTCTTTAGGAGCAAAGCGAGCTTTCATTGCGTTAGCTGCTTCACCTGCCTTAATCATTGGCAAGCTACCCAACATAGGGGCAACAGGTACCACGTTACGGTTGATAAATTCACCAACACGACCAGTCATTTCCTGACCAGCTTGAGTACGGGGTTCAAAAGTCATACGCTGAATTGCGTCAGCATATTCTTTTTCAAACGTCGTAGGGACACCAGCCAACTCAGAACGTATCTTTTGGATACCAGCCACAGGTAAACCTGCAACCATACCCAAAGCACCACTACCCAAACTAGCAAGGGTTTCAGCAGTACCTGTCAACCCTTCACGTTCTTGACCAACAGCCTGTTGAATCTCTGCCATGGTTTTATCCTTAGCAGAGGGTTCTTGTGGTTTAGCTAGACGATTGCGCAACTCTTGCAAGATTTCATCGTCAGAATATCCATCGGCTTTAGCTCCAGCCAGATTAAATCCAGCACGTTTAGCTGCTTCAGCATTAATTTCTTGAATTGAATACCCATCTTTCAGAGCTGCGTCGATGTCCATAAGGTTCCTTAATAATCACTCAGAGGTTTACGGTTGGGGTTTGCTGTGGGAGCAGGACCTGCACCGGGACCACCAAGAGCTGGTGGAAGTGTTTGTGTGGGAAGATTGGCAGCAGCACCGACGTCAACACGTCCTTGTGCACTTGCATTACGTTGGTTCATTGCAAACTGTTCGTATTGTCGAGCCATATCTTCATATTGTTGTTTTGCAACAGGGTCTGTTTCAAATTGAGCAGCACCAAACAAAGCAACAGCAGCTTTCTCAGCCGTCATCTTACCAGAACGAACGTTCTCTTGAATAGAAGCAATACCCTTGTTCTTTGCAGCCGCAGCATTAGCACGTTGGTCAACACCATAACGTGTAGCAGCATCATGACCAGCAGCAATCTTCTCAGCAGACTTACGTTGCATTTCAGCCACATCCATAGCCTGACGGTAATGCTGGTCTTGTGTTACGCTCCACTCATGTTGTTTCTTGAGAGTGCCTAACAAATCAGGCTGATTAGCATAATGTTGAATGTCTTCAGGAGACATTGGTACACCACGCTTGGCAGCATACTCTTGCAAATAAGCTACGCGTTGACCGGGGCCGTTAGGAACTTTTTCAAGTTCAGGAATGGCATCACCCAACACCTTAGTGTTATAAGCATGCTCTTCTGCTTTAGCTTTCAAAGCACCAGACTTAACCGATTGTTGCTTAGCTTCCAACTCAAGAGGATTCATGAGTTTAGCCTGATTGGTTTCCTCAATGATTTTATCCATTTGAGCTTTACGCAAAGCTTCTTCGGCTCGTGCAGCGTTAGCTTCATTACCCATCTGGACACCCGCAAGGATTGAACCTCCTGCAGGACCAAGCTGGTTAAACATTGTAGATAAGTCAGCCATATTAGCCCTTCTGTGTAGCAGTCAATGCAGCCAAAGTCAATGGAGTGTTAAACATACCAAACTGGTTACCCATGGCTGTGTTAGCCAAAGTATTCTGACCACCCATCATATTAGCCAAAGCATTTGTCTTGTAGGAAGCAATCTTACCAGCCAATTCGTTAGCACGAGTACCATACTGACTATTACGACCAGCAGCCGCATCCTTACGTTCCATCTCTTGCTTGAGCAAGTTATACTCAGGAGAACCCGGAGCATAAGTGTTCAGGATATCTGCACGGTTCTGAGCATACAAATCTTGTTGGCGTTTAGCCATTTGATTCTTAGCGTACATGTCATACAAACTACCAGCAGCATATGTAGCACTAATTGGATTCTTTGCAGCCCAATTACCAGCAGTAGAAGCAGCATTACTAAAGATATCACCCAAAGACTGAGAGCCAACAGGAACACCAGTAGTGCTCATATCTTGTGCACCAAGTCGTGCTGTTTCAGCAGCAGACTCATTAGGAGCATTAGCCCAATCCACTCCTGTAGAAGGAGAGATGTTACTGCCTGTAGACACTGTGCTAGGCATAATAGGTTGAGTAGCCTGTGTAGCACCCTCTGCACCTGTCATGGGAGCAGTTGTAGTAGTAGTTACATCTGGAGTTGTACCCATTGTACTAAGACTCCAGTTGTCTGGATTCCAGTTAGCCATGTTACCTTCAGAAGCACCAAAACCACCAGTGCCTAGTTGACCAAGTTGACCTAAAGTAGAATTGAGTTGTTTCTGTGAGCCTTCACTTGTAAGCTTTGAAGTAAGCAGTGACGAACCCGGAACAAAATAGTTACCTGCAAGTACCGCACCTGTTTCAGCGGTATCGCGTAAATCTGTCCACCATCCCATAATAAATTCCTTAATTAAACAACGTTAGTAATGACGCCATTAGTTATTGTTACTGTTCTTGTCCCAAAAGTATAAGTTCCAGAGACACCTGCAGCTAATGCAGAAGCTTGAGCAGTGGATACATGAGATGTTCCATTACCAGCAATACTTGTTAATAAATCATGGTTATGATTTTGTAAATCGGCAATAGAGCTGCCTGCTTTATTTACCAAATTCCAAGCAACCGAACCTTGGGTACTTAGTAATGAATAGAGTTGGTTATACCAAGCCACCCACGCAAAATCACCTGAATCTGCTCGTGTGGGTGGTGGAGGAAGTCCACCTGCCATTATGCATTCCCCTTGTTAATATCTACTTCAATTGTTTCTAAACGAAGCAAGTGAGGAAGAGAATATGTAAGTTTAATGGCACGACGACGGAACTGACCACATTGGAAGATTGCAGGAAGGTCTCCTGTAAACTTCAATGTACGTGGTGTACTCCATGTCTTATAGTCATCATCACTCCATGAAACCATCACAGCAGAATCTACTAAAGTGTCATCAGGTACATCACCAATGATGCTTAAACGAGACATAAACTTACGATTGATTGTATCAAAGTCTAGTTTAGATGAAATCACTTGACAAGTAATTGGAATGTCATGGTCAGTAAATTTGTTTTCATCCATAATGTAGACTTCACCTTCTGTGTTATGCAGCATATATGCACTACCAGCAGGGCCGTCAGCGGCATGACCACAAAAGAAGTTAACACTGTCTGTACGCCACTCACTCCACATTTCTGTATCAAAACTGTAAACCATTGTTCTAGTAGACAGGTTAATACAATAGAGTTTTTGTCCTGATACACGCACAACAAAGGCATATGCATTCTTGATGTTATCCCCTTCAGCTAAGAAGATGGATTTTACAGCAGGAATACCGATTTCTTTTTCTTTAAAGCCATCAATGGTCCAGACAGTGTGACCACCATCATTTGTTTCACCAATGAAAATCACCTCAGTTTCAGTTTGTACCACTGAGGGCATAGAAGCAGCACCAAACTGTTGCACAGCACTTTGATGACGGGCTAAAGGACTTCCTGTAGCATTAGCAGCATCATAGAAGTATTCAATACTCCCGCTACCAATTGCATAGATATAGTTGTTGTTTTTAGATAAGGCAACAATTTTATCTGGAAACATCTCAGCAGAAATATAATTACCAGCAGTCCATAAAGCAGGATTGTCTAGGTCACTATTGTAGATATCTTCACTATCTGCTTTAGCTACAAACAAATACGCATCCATAAAGATGGGAATTGGAATGTGCGGTGTAGGGAAATTAGCAGAAGTAATTTGAGTTGGAGTGGTTGGGTTACTAAATACATAACCATTAGTACCATCCAATAGTACCAAACTAACAGTTCCTGTAGAGCTTACGAATTCAGAGAATCCACATTTACCTGTTGAAGTGGCGAGTGTGAGGACCGCAGTGCCGTTGCTGTAGACTTTGTTACCCACAACAGCCATTGCATAACCCACTCCTCCAATAACCCAATAGTAAAGTCCACGACCTTCTCCTGCTGCAGTAGTATAAGCCAAGGCAACGCCCGGACGACTCTTTACATAGTATTTCTTCTGGTCACCCACAGGACTCTTAATAACCTCAGTCATCATGTTGACCAAGCGAAAGTCTTTGTCTGTTGTACCGTTACGTTGTTGGGGGTTAGCAATAAAGTTAACCCGCTTGGTTTCATATGTCTGTAAGACTGGGGTTTTACTGTACGGCACGGGTTACCATCGACTTCCTGTAAAATCTGGTTGGAAGAACATTGAACCTTCTTCAGTACCAAACGACAAAGCGTTGGTATGGAAGCGTTCAGCTTGTGCAGTAAGAGCTTGACGGTCTTGTAATGGCAACCCATATTCAGGAGCCAAACGGTCAGCTAAACCAAAGATGAGAGCTTCTGTCCAATAAGGAGGAAAGTCAAAATCATCTGTTGCGCTAGTCATATCCTCAAAGGGACGTTGATAACGTAGAGTAATTGTTGTCACTGCATCCGCTGGTTTAGGCCACAAGTTAATTGTACCTTTGTAGCCTTGAGGCTGGTAGTATAAGTTAACAGGAGTACCTGAACTATTGACCAACGGATAAATGTTATAGTTGTAATCTGAAACCACATTCATAGGAACGTTGCTAGAGGTAGGAGTTTGATTACGCCATGCCTGAGTTACTTTCAAGGGCATGGGAGTATCAAGGGCCTGTCCTGTTCCAATATCATAAGAAGCTTGTCCCACAATAGTTGTGAAAGTGTAGCTCTTCATTGCCCATACGGGCATGCCATCCTCTTGAAAACCCTTAATCATAGCGTTAAGGGCTTCTGTGGCATTAGTTACTTGGTAGGTTTCTGGTGTGCTTCCGCCGGACAACACAGAGAGCTTACGAAGAGCTGCACTGATAACCGCGTCACGGTTGAGCTTCCATGTGGTTGTTCCGCTAGTAGACATTAGTTTCCTTGTTACACAACAACAATGGTTAAATCTTTGCTGTTATAGATTTGTTCACGAACTGCTCGTGGAAGAATGATGCATCCTTCAGAAGCAGTCCTTGGGGCATTTATTTTATCTCCATGAATGAAGAACGCACTGCGTCCAAACATTTCATTTTTGCTATCTGGAGAAAGCGGAATAGCGTATGGACCAAGCTTTGGAGAATCTTTTGGAGTCCCCAAAGTGTAGGTTCCTTTTGGAAGGGGTCCAACACAAGCAACGTTTTGCATTGCTGTGTTGTTTATTCCCTCAGGATTTTTACCACAATTGCCACCAGCATAACCTGTTACTACATACTTACCTGTAGGGTCTAAAAGCTTACCAGAAGCTTGGATAAAAGTCCATGTCATTTTGTAACACCTTTGAATTTTTCAAAACTGCGTAAACCACCTAAACCAAGCATACCCATCATCAACTGCCATAGATTTTCATCTAATCCGGGGAATTGATAGCTAGGTAAGAAGGCTACTAGGAAAGGTCTAGCAATGTATTGGTAGGTAAGGGCTACACCACAAACCCATCCAATAAATGGTCGCCAACCAGACACAAAAAGAGAAGCATTAGCTGCCTCAATTTTATTAATGTCTGTTTGAGCAGTCATGTTGGCAAGTTCACCAGACTGTTGTAGTTTAATTAGTTCAAGCTGTGCTTGAGCTTTTTGAACAGGGTCTGGTATCACTCGATCTAAGAGCTTGGCTCCTAGTTCTACAACACTATCGATAAGCATTATTTGTCGGCTTTGCCGTCCAGTTTATCAAAGATCTTATTGAGCATTTCTTTCATTTCTGTAACATCACGATGATAATCATCCTTAGATACATAATTGTGAGGCATGTCTCGAATATCTTTATCTAAACGATCAATGGCTTTTGTAATGTTGTTTAAAACCCAACCACCTAAAAAAGCAATGAGGCCTAAAGCAATATTAATAAATTGCTGATTATCCATTAATATTTTCCTTCCGAGAAGATGTTTACAAAAACTGTACCATCTTCCAAAGCTTCAATCTCATGCCATTCATTTGCAACGAGATTTACAGGTTGAGTGTCTTTGGTCATCACAAGTTCGCGGCCTTCCTTGCGCACGATGATTGAGCCTGCGTGGCACATCGTGAGGTGCGCGTAGACGTGCTCGTGGCGTGGCAAGCCCTGTCCCTTGTTGGCGTGGTACACGTTCAAGGTTACGCCGTCGTAGGTTACGGAGTGAACTGGAATTAGAGCTTGCGTCATAGCGTTTGTGCTCCGGTGCTTATGGGCTGCACAACGGGCGCTGGCTCTGGCGGTGCTACGTACTCCGCCACTTCTCCGAACTCGCCAGATGCTGCGCGGTCAAAAATTTCTTTTGTGTGGGCGTATTGATCGCCATCGACAGAAGCGCCAAAAGGCAAAAATCGGTCAGCCTCTTCGAATTTAACTTCGCATTCGATCAGGGTATGTTCAGAGTTCATCCATGTGGGATTTTTGATCTGCTCGATTGT